TTTTTTGTGGTAAACCATATTCATCAAGGTCTAGTTTATACCCTGAACGTACTTTTATTGAAGTTTGCATTATTTTATTTTTAAGTCAAAAAATTTTATGTCTTTTAAGAATTTTAATTTATCATACAAAGACATTGGTTTAATACTTGGTGGATGATGTGGACATCTTCCCTGATTGTGATTACAATCTGGCGAATATTCTTTTCTACATATTGAACACTTTGGTTTCTTTTTTGAAAGCGTCATTCGTAAACTTCTCTGGATTTTCTTTCGGCATGTACTGCAGTTGAAATTGTGTCTATATTTTCAGGTTCATCATCCGAAACGAAAATAATTGCTTCAGGATCTGCACGACGTATGACGATTTCTTCCCCATTCCGAACGATCTTAAGACCTCGGCTCCATCTTCCGTGTTCAATAAGCACCCATTGACCCACACTAACGTCGTGTTGCTCTGGACCAATAGCGTATACTCTTGCCCATCGTGGGCGAATACCGTCAGTTTTTCCGTCATCTCCTAATAGTACTATACCACTGGCTAATTGTCTACCCTCAAAACTCATTTCTGTGACAATAATATTATTATGTAATGGCTTAATTTCACCATTTATTTCAATACCAAATTGATATCCACGTTTTTGATCAAAAGGATTTTCTACTCTCATGTATTCCTCAAATTCTAGATGGTCCGGTTTTTTTCGGCTGTTCTTTTTCTTGTGGTTTATTTTTTGCAATAGTATCGGCTAAACTACCACGAAGTTTTGGTTTTTGTTCTACTGGAGGAGTTGATGCATCTGATCCTTGTTCTTCTGGAGTTTCTTCTTGTGTTTGCACTGGCTCTATCCAATCATCAACTAAATCTTTTTTCTTTTGCTCACGTGGCTGTAATGGTTGATCAACTGCAACTGGTGTGTTGAGTTTATAATAATCATTCATAACTTTATCCCTTGATGCTTCTACTTTGCCACCAGCACCAAGTTGATCCCCACGTGCATTAACTTTCATATTTCCTACTGCAATGGTATTTTCATTTTGAGCAATTAATGCATCAATGTTAATTTGTTTTCCATTTGCAGTTGTGTAAACTCTTTTACTCATAATTTTTCCTATTTTAAAAACTCTCGTATATCCAAATCATAGTATATACTGTTTATCTTGTGAGTACCAATAAGATACAAAACGTAACTAGCAACGCTGCTACCACGACCTACCCCCCATACAATGTTATTTTCACGCCATACATCTACTATATATTTCAATTGCCTAAGTAAGAAAAATAAATCCCTTTCTTGGTATAGAAGTAATTCTTCTCCGACTCTTTGCAATTCTTCCTGTGTTTTACATTGATCTAATACCCATTTGGCTATATCCATATCAAGATATTCTTTGGGCATATTCCACGAACGTTGTTTAGTTTGGTGAAAAATATTAATATCGTAACCAGATGGTAGTGGGTGATATTCCTTTACTAATGGAAGATCAGAATATGTACTTTTAACAGCACTATTATATTCATCCCAATCTTCTAGTTGAAATTTACTAATATCAATGTCTGGTTGTTGATATAGTATTTCACATAGTTCTTTTCCATTAATATAGGCTTGCCCAAACTTATCGTACTTCATTGTATATCAATCACACCTTTATATTTGTCGGATTTTTTGTCCATTTCTTCAGTCATTTTTCTGTTTCTTTTGTCTATTTCTTCACGATAATTTTCTAATATCATCTGCATTTGTGGTATTACACTAGTAGGTCCAAATCTAAATGCTTGATTATATTTTGTTTGTAATTCCGAAAATTTCTTGTGTAATTCTTCATTTGATAAATCGCTTAAACCACCAACTAATGGATGCATAATACTCTCCTCAATTTGGAACTGCTACTGTACGATAACAATTACAACTTGCATCTAATATAGCTTCCCAATGATAACCATATGGAGGAGGCTGCTGTACTACAGGAGGGGGTCCATATACTGGCACAGGTGATGTGGCACCTTGAGCACGACCAATTTCATACCCAACTATTGCTCCACCAATAATGACTGGAATTGACCATCCAAAGTTTGGATGATAAACGTAATGCCCACCGTGATGCCTCCACCCATCTGCATGCGCTGTAGATGCTAACAACAATGATACAATAATTAATAGTTTTTTCATATATCTCCCACCTTTCTATTTTCGGAATGATGTACATCAAATTCACCTCCGGGATAACGTGCCTTCAATTTATTTACGTTTTCTGCAATAACTTCATTTGGATCTAAATCAAGTGCTCTACATGCGTTGATCCAGTACCACATAATATCGCCCAATTCTCGTTTCATATGAAACAGATTTTCTTCGTTCAGAGGTTTGCCCTGAAAAAACATCTTCTTAGGAATCTCGCAAAACTCACCTGTCTCTGCCGCAAGTCCTAGTGCTGCTGTGAGTAGTAGGGGAACAATAATATCTGGCCCGTGACCCTGAGTCTCAAAATCCCAATTACCGTCTAACTCGTCGCACCGATTCATAAAAGTAGTTAAATCATTGCTTGGTTTTGAAGTTACTGCTTCAACAAAATCTTGATATTTGTTTAAATCTACTGACATAAAAAAACTCCTAGAATTGCAGTATTTTATCATACCCAATGCTAGGAGTCAATTTTTATTAATAAATTATTAAGAACTACGCAACCAATTTGAGTTTGCTTGGCTCCAAACAAATTTTAAAGCAACGTTGCCACTAGAAGCAATGGTATTTGAAGACCATTTTACGTCTGCAGTATTACCTTTGTTAATCCATAAAGCGGTAACAGGTGCTAGAACATTGATTGAAATTTCTCTACCATCTTCAGCGCCAGCAGGTAATGCAATACGAGCGTTAGCAATAGTTGCTGAACTTGCAGTATCAAAGAACAACAATGTTGTTGTTGCATTGGCATAGAAGTTTTGGTTGTTTGTCAATGTAACATAAGCATAGTTTGAGTTAATACGACCACCAGCAGTTGTCAAATTGCCTGTGGCAGTAACGTTTGCTTTACCGAGAATTGTTCTTGATGCTGTAATATCACGTGGGTTGACTAAACCATTACCAATATCAAATGTATTGTCTGTTTGTGGCAAGAGAGTGCCCGAAACATTAATCAACCAGTTAGGTGTAAAGTTTGTACTAAATCCGATTGCTCCCGCACTTGGACTATAGATACCATATGCTGGAATTGATGTGCTTGTTGGCACAAATGATGTAGCACGAGAATTAGCACCAGCAATAAGATTACCACCAATGGTAACATTACCAGTAGAAAGTCCCATAAAGATATTGGGAGTAGCGTTACCTATATTAATAGTAGCGCCAGAAAAATTAAAGATATTTGCTGTACTGGCTGTAGTTCTAATGTTACCCGAAGTAACCCATAAATTTCCGTTAATGTTCAAGTTGCCAACAACACCAGCACTTCCCTTGGATATAAAACTACCTACAGTAGTGTCGCCATCAGAAACGTTATTTGCGGTTGATGCAGCGACAATGTTACCAGTGGCAACAAGAGTAGTAAACGAGCCTGTTGCCCCACTTGGTGAAAATGGTTGTCCATTGCCTGACCAGAAAATACCATTAGTAGTAACTACATTGCCACTCGCAGATATATTATCAAGGGCGAGATTTCCTGTAATACTCATACCAGATAAATCAATATCACGATTGCGCACTAAATCTTTAATACCCAACGTGGTTCCAGCATCTGGTGTCCAAATTTCAAATAGATAATCAGTATTATTTGCTAACTCGGCAGAACTAAATGTAATTGTTCCTGCATTGTAACCAGCAATTGTATCTGCATCACCTAATGATGGGGCATTTGCAAATGCCAGTGTTCTAGCTGGATCCGCTACTGGGAAATTTACCCACAATTTAATTGATGCAATTTGTCCATTTGTATTACTTGGGAATGAAAAATTTAATGTAGTTGCTCCATTTAAAACTATCTTTTGATAATTTCCATTTGCAAAATCTACAGTGATTGAACCACTTACACTACCAATATTATTATAAGTTTCACGCCATCCAGTTAAACTGGCGTTGACTATGGCATTTCCTAAAAAATCATTGTTTAATGTACTATTATTAAGATTAGTCTTTAATACTGATTTATTTTGTAAGTCTTCAATTTCTGCCTTAATATAGGTAAAATTATTACGAATATTCGTGAAATTATCACGAAATCCTTGACTATCATTATCTTGACCGGCAACTGGATAGGTACCGTCAATATTATTTGGGTTAACTTGGCTTGTCATTTATACAAATACTCCATTTTGTGGGAACTTGATATATTTATCCAGTGACTCAGGAACGATATATTTGTCAATATTGGAACCAAAATTAGTTCCACCACGTCTAGCTTGTTTTGGTCCGATGAGTGCTTGTAGGTCTTTTTCACGAACACAGCAAGTACCACCATCAAATGTTGTTTCTGCGGTTCTAACAGTAGTATTAATTGAAATATAATGAGGAACAGCCTCCCCCGCCGCTGTCTGGTATACTAAAATAGAATTCGGATATGTTTTTCCAGTACGCACTTTTACTGCTTGGTTTATTAATACTTCATTTACAAATTCTAATGATATTTCAAAGTCATCACTTTGATCAAAATAGCTATATTGTAAGTCTGGTGTGCTTTCGTCAAATCCATAAAAATCAGAATCAAATGGAACTTCTGGTAGGGGAATAGTGTTAATTTTCCATAGTCCACCACGTTGATTTACGTCAGATGTTCCTGCTATTTTTTCCAAATAACCAGGTATTACTTCATCATTTTTTGTCCATCCATCATATGGATCAGAAGAAAATCCTTGTTGATTCACAAAAATTAATTTTTCATTTGTGGCAAAATTAATAACTCCATCCATTAATTTGTATTTTTTTACAAATGATAATGTTCTTCCATCAATATAATTAAATGCTGTAGAGACAGCGTAGTCAGCAAAAGTAGTACCATCTATTTTAATTCTAGCATTAGTGGATGCAGTAACATCATTGCTTAAAGTAAGAAGTCTTCCATCAACTTTAGTAATTACAGTGTTTGTTGGTATAATTGAAAATATATCTTGTGCTGACACAACCCACCCAACTCCGCAATTTACACCATCTGGAACTTCTATTACATTTGATGAAGAACTAGATGTAATTTCTGTTAAAATTAATTCATTTCTTGTTTGTGCAGTAGTATATTTGTCAAATGTAGTTTGCTTATTCTTTAAGAATGTATTCGTAGCAATATCATAATATTGAGATAATGAATTGTCCCACTGATATCTATCTGCTACAAATGAAAAATTACTAGTAGATAATAATTCTGAATTATTTAATCTATACTGTATTAATTTTGACGAATTTGGTTTTACATATGCCAATATTATTCCACGAGTCAGCCCAAGAACCAGACCATTTTCTTGAACACTTGTCATCCATTTTGGTAATGCCCCACGATTCGTGTATCCAATAGCACTTTCTATTCTTTTTTGCATGTTCAAAAAACTGTTTGGATAAATTTTATTGTATGAATTTGAACCATATAAAAAAGAGTTACTAATATCTAAAGCCACTTCTAATGGTGGTCCTAGTGTATCAAATGCTTCTAAATCTTCTGCTTCTACATACACTACTTCATAAATTACATTTCCATAATCATCTTTTGCGACCGCAGTTTTAACAGTTCCAAAATTAATAGCTTTATTATAATGATTTAAATCTATTGCAGAAACCAGAGAAGATGCAACAGATGGACTTAAACCAGGTAAAAATAAAAATTTAATAACTTTGCTTACACCAAATAAAGGATCATCTGGGCGATAAATTAAATTTGGTGGGAATATATAC